CAGCGCTGGTCTTAGAACTTCTGGATATCTTAATGTTTCCGGTTCTTCTATTATTGGTGATGCTGCTGGCGATACTCACCAGATTACAGGTTCACTTGAAGTAAGCAACATTGCGAACTTCACCAGCGCTGTTAACGCAGAAGCTGATCTAACTTGTGGTGGGCTCTTCAAGATGGCTGACAATACTTCTACTAAATTCCTTGTTGCCGATGGCACAAGCTATCAAGAAGTCGCGATGTCTGGTCACGCAACCATGGCTAATAATGGTGCTGTCACCCTCGCTGCTGACGCGGTTGAGGGCTCTCACATTGCTCTTTTCGATGATAGTTTGGCTGCTACCACTACTCACTTCTTGATTGCTGATGGGACTGACTACAGTTCTTTCGCTCTTAGCGGTGATGTAACTTGTACTAATGCTGGTGTTGTGACTATCGGTGCAGGCGCTGTCGAAAACAGCATGCTTGCTGATGATGCTGTTGGTGCTGACGAGTTGGCTGCAAATGCTGTTGTCAACGCTTCTGTTGCTTCCGCTGCCGGCATCGCTTATAGCAAGATGGAAGCCGTGACTGCTGGTCAGATCATGGTTGGTAATGGTTCAAACGTTGGTACTCTCGTCGCTGTTAGCGGTGATGCTACCATGTCTAACGCCGGCGCTATCACTATCGCAGCTACCGCTGTCGAAGGCACTATGCTGAACTCTAACTGTGGCGGAAACGGTATCGCAGTTGTCAGTAACGCATTGGTTGTTGACTTTGGCATGGAACGTTGCATTGGTTCGAGCGGTAATGGTTATACCACTGCTTCGGGCGTTTACACCCTTCCAGCCACTCCAGTTTCTGGTAGTGAGATGGTGTTCTTGAACGGTCAAATGCTTTATCGTGGTGATACCACCGACGCTGCCGCTGGCTCTGGTGATTACTCCACAGCTACTGGCTCAATCGAACTTCACGCCGATCTCAAGCTTGATGCCGACGATGTACTTCAAGTCTACTTCTTACTCTAAGATTAAGTAGGGATTTGTCCCTGAAGGGGTCCGCTTGTCGGACCCCTTCTTTCGTTGCATACAAGACTTTGCTTGGTTTTCCATTCTTTCATGTCCGTTGGAGATATCCGGAACTATTTATTAGTGAAATATGGCGACAAAGAAGCTGTATGAAGAACATAAAAGTCCCCGCTTTGCAGAGGGCTAAAGTATTAATGCAGGAGATTAAGCGTAATGTCAGTAACCAAGTTTAAGTTTGTTTCACCCGGTGTGTTTGTTAATGAGATTGATAACTCACAACTTCCCCGTCCGGCTGATCCTATTGGTCCAGTTATTATTGGACGCACAGCGAGAGGACCATCAATGCGTCCCACTCGAATCACATCATTTTCAGATTTCATTGAAGTCTTCGGCTCCCCAGTCGGTGGTCGTCAAGGAGACGACGTTTGGCGGGACGGCAACAATGTAGGTCCGACCTATGCCGCCTATGCTGCACAAGCATGGCTGCGTAACACCAACGCATGTACTATTGTTCGCTTGGTTGGTGAGCAACATGACGATGCTACCTCATCTGGGTATGCTGGCTGGTCAAATGGTACTGTTGGTACCGATGGCGGCGCTTACGGACTGTTCATCGCGAACTCCGGTTCAGGCGCCACCGCTAACAAGGGTTGTCTAGCAGCCATCTTCTATCTGAAGAACGGAGAGCTTGCCCTCAAGGGTACCATGGCTGGTTCTACGCTTGACGATGTTACAGTCTCTGGCTCTAACGTAATGGTTGAGTCTAACGCAACATATTGCGGCTTCACTGCCCAAGTTATGACTGGCTCACAAGTGCGTCACGAAACGGCGTTCAACTTTGATAGGTCTTCCGCAAAATATATTAGAAACGTGTTCAACACGAACCCCATGACGGTCAATGATCAGATTACTGATCAAAGCACGACCGATGGATCATTCCACTACTGGCTTGGTGAGAGTTTCGACCGTCACTTGGTCGAGCAGTGCGGTCAGCAATCCGCGGACTACACTGGGGAAGCAGGAACCGCAGCTATCAGCGATGGTGCTAGCGGTCAGTACTATGGTTTCGTTGCTCCGATGAAGCTTGGCAGCTACACCCCCGGTGTGCAGACTATGGCAGCAAAGGAAGCTAAGTCTGGTTGGGTATTCGGTCAAGATTTGACCACCAACTACGCATCTTACGATCCCATGAACATGCAGAAGTTGTTCCGCTTTGTTACTCTCTCACCCGGTGAGTGGGAACAGAAGAATCTTAAGATTGCTATTCAAACTATTAAGGTTTCCTCGAACGACTATGACAAGTACGGAACCTTCGATGTTGTTATTCGCAAGGCGGATGACCTCGATAACTCTGTTAAGATTGTTGAAAGATTCTCAGGATGTAACCTGAACCCGTTCTCTACGAACTTTGTTGGTCGTAAGATTGGCGACAGGCGAAGCGTTTGGAGTGATACCGAGAAGCGCTATAGGCAATACGGCGAGCACACTAACATGTCCAAGTTCGTTCGTGTAGAACTCAACAACGCAGTCGAAATCGGAACTGCAGACCAGTCTCTGCTTCCCTTCGGCTTCTACGGACCTCCCCGCTTTATTGGCTTCACGCTTAACTCTGGCTCTGTTGCAGCGGCTGTTGCAAGTGATGGCGGAGCCACCATGGTTGCCAACCCGGGTAACGATTTCGGCAATGCTTATCAGAACGTATTCGGCAAGGACGGAGGTTCAGGTGAGCCCGGTTCTGATCTCGGCAACGGCGATCCCGACAGTGCAGGCGGCTGGGCAGGTGGCGTAGCCTCTGGCTCGGTCCTAGTACACGTTTCTGGTGCCGCATCCGAGGTTGGATTCAGTGGCTCTTACGTCTTCCCACAACTGTACCTTAGACAGTCAAGTTCTAATGGCGGTTTGTCTGATGCGAGAAACGCATACTGGGGTGTTGATTCAACCCGTGAAGATTCAGACATTCTGTTTGAAACCAGTTGGGGCGACACTGTACAGGCACTTCCTTATGGTGTAGACTCATACGATGCTGCAGCGTCAGCAGATACTGAGGTTTCCTTCTACTTCACACTTGATGACATCAAGTCCACGAACTCAGGACAAGCGGCACACACCACTTACCTCTCTGGCTCACGCCTTGCAGGTACTTCGCTGACTGCTGCTAGCTCGTCCTACAAGGGACCACTGGATGCAGGCGCAAACCGCTTCGTTCTTCCACTTTACGGTGGTTTCGAGGGCGTAGATGTTAAACAATCAGAGCCGTTCAACAACGTCGTTCTTGCCAGCAACGCTGCCGAGACTACTAACTACGCATACTACTCAATCAAGAAGGCTATTGATATGGTCGCAGATCCCGAGGTTATTGATATGGACTTGTTGGCTATCCCGGGTGTTACCCACACGGGCTTGACTAACCATGCCATCAACACAGCAGAGGATCGTGGAGACTGCTTGGCGATTATTGATATTGCTAACGCATACACTCCCAAGACCGAATCTACTGAGTCTGCAGAGAACCGTGGTGCAAACATCACTACTGCTGTCAGTAACATGAGGACACGCGGACTTAACTCCAGTTATGGAGCCTGCTACTTCCCATGGGTCCAGATTTCAGATCCGCAAACTTCGCAGCGTGTTTGGGTTCCGCCCTCCGTTGTCGCTCTCGGTGCCATGTCATATGGTCAGAAGACTCAGGAGCTTTGGTTTGCTCCTGCTGGCTTCACCCGAGGTGGTTTGTCAGAGGGTCGAGGTGGTCTTCCCGTCCTTGCAGTCAGCGAACGCTTGACTTCCAAGGAAAGAGATGACCTCTACGATGCGAACATCAACCCGATTGCACAATTCCCCGCAGAGGGCATCGTAATCTTCGGTCAGAAGACGCTTCAAGTTACCCAGTCAGCACTTGACCGTATTAACGTACGTCGCTTGATGATTTATGTCAAGCGCGAGGTCTCAAGAATGGCGGCAACGTTGCTCTTCGACCAGAACGTTAAGTCCACATGGCTGAAGTTCACCTCTAAAGTCTCTCCTTTCTTGGGAAGCGTCAAGTCGCGACTCGGACTCATGGACTTCAAGGTTATCTTGGATGAAAGCACAACCACACCAGATCTTATCGACAGAAACATTATGTACGCTAAGATCTACTTGAAGCCTGCTAAGGCAATCGAGTTCATCGCCATCGACTTCGTGATTACGGATTCCGGCGCAGCATTCGACGACTAAACCAGAAAACGGTCGGGGTTTTCCCGACCGCATTACTACTTAATATAGAAGAAAAAGAACCCACAAGAGGTTCGTGAAGAATTCATTCGGAGGATTTAACAAATGGCAGGAGACACAGGAGATTTTTGGAGCAGCGCAAAGACTGAACCCAAAAGAAAATTTAGATGGTTGCTCACCATCGCATCAGAAGTTGGCAACATCCCGGCTTGGACTATTAAGAAGGTGACTAAGCCCACCTTTACAGTTTCAGAGGTAAAGCATAGTTATATCAACCATTCTTTCTATTACCCGGGTCGAGTGGAATACAACGAAGTCGAGTTTACTCTTGTCGATCCTGTTAACCCGGATGCGGCACTCAACATCTTGAAGATCATCGACATGTCCGGATACAAGCTTCCCGACACCCCCGGCAAAGCCGCTCAGACTATCACGAAAGCGTCTGCAGTTGCCGCTTTGGGCGGACTTGTTCTTGAGCAGATCAGTGGCGGCTCCGGCGCCGATCAACCGGACCCCGTGTCCATTGAAACGTGGGCTCTTAAAAACGCATGGATCAAAGAAGTTAGCTTTGGCGATCTTGATTATGAGTCTGATGACATCGTAGAAATTACCGTTAAGGTTCGCTACGATTGGGCAGAGCTTGGTGGACCCGATAAGAGTACAGTTCCCCAAACGTGGAGAACAGACACTCGCAAAGAGATGACTGGAGACTAATCATCTTAAAAAAACATTTGAATAAACTGACTAAGTATTATATACTAAAACCATATTGGAGGATTAATGTCAGGTCGTAACAACGACGAACGGACAAACGCCCGGGAACATCCCGATGCGACTGCCGCCGTTCAAGAGGCTGCTACGCAGTCCACCCCACAACCAGCGGGACAACTAAATTTTGTAGTCCCAACCGAGTTCGTAGAACTACCATCATCCGGTGCATACTATACCGAGGGTCATCCGCTTTGCGGGATTGACACTCTGGAAATCAAGTATATGACCGCGAAGGACGAGGATATTCTTACGTCTAGGGCTTTGCTCAAGAAGGGCGTAGCAATCAACCGGTTCTTGCAGAACATTATTGTTGATAAGCGCGTCAAAGTAGAGGACTTACTAACAGGAGACAAGAATGCTATCCTTGTGGCAGCACGAATCTCCGGCTATGGTTCAGAGTATAAGACAAAGACTCAGTGTCCAGCATGTTCTACCACTCAAGAATATGAATTCACATTAGAGAACGGCGAAGCAACCGGATTCGACACAGATCACTTTGATGCCGAGAAACACCAGAACCGCGTAACAAAGAACGAGAATCTTACGTTTGATATCGGCTTGCCTAAGTCAGAGGTAGTCGTTACTGTCCGTATGCTAAACGGTCATGACGAGGCTCGAATGGCTAAGAGCATGCAGGCTGCTCAGAAGGGTTCCAAGAACATTAGAAAAGACCTTTTAGGGCATGACACTCAAATGACTGATCAGATGAGAGCATACATCGTCGCAGTCAATGGAAGCTCGTTAATGCAGCACGTTCACGGATTTGTGAATGTAATGCCAGCATCGGATTCCCGATTTTTGAGAAGCGCTTATGCAGCACTAATGCCGAATTATGATTTGAGACAACACTTCGCATGCGAGGCTTGTGGATATGAACAGGAAATGGAGGTGCCGTTTACAGCGGACTTTTTTTGGCCTAAGTCATGAGTACATAGCACAGGTATATGAACAATTTTTCTTGCTCAAATATCACGGAGGCTGGAGTTTCATCGAGGCATATAACCTCCCAGTAAAACTACGCCGCTGGTTCATGGAGCGATTGCAGAAGCAGTTTAAAGATGAAGCAGAACAGATGAAAAAATCCCAAGGTAAGGGATCTTCCAACATGCCTTCCATGAGCAGACCAAGCATGCCAAGTGTAAGCAAGCCCAGCAGATAGCTGAGTTGCTTTTTTAAAGGACCGGAATTAAAACCCGGTCCTTTTTCTTTTTTACTTAACTATTTACTGATGATGCTATTAAAATCATCTGGAGGACTATCCATGGAAGACAACGGCGACTTGGCTCCTATTATTATTGACTTGGGCGCAGCCGAGAATGGCGAAATGAACGAAAGTTTTTTGTCGATGTTTGGTGGCGGCATCAAAATGATCATGCAACGCATGTTCGGTGGCGCGAAAGTGCCTTTGGTTGTGCGTGGCAACAAGAGGCAAGTAAAAGATTTTGCTCGCACTCTGGCAGGTGAAAAAAGATATTACAAAGATTATGCGAAATACGGCTTGGATGATCCACGCACGTATCGTAGTAAGTACGCGCTCCGTGGCGCAGTGAAAAAGTTTGAGCGCAGTACGGGCATCGATTGGCCATTTAAGTAAGCCGAGAACCCCCTAAGGAGATCGCTAACAAATGGCTGATACCCCAGATCCAAATCAACTGAAACAAGCTGCCTCCATGCTGGACAAGATGGGGATGAGTGCGGCTGACATCACCAAGGCGTTCAAAGAGATGGGTCCAGCCTTGGTTGCGTCCATGGCTGGTGCAAACGCCGAATACGAACAGCTTGAGAAGTACGCGCAAACGATCAAGAAGAACTTAGATCAAGCTAAGAAGCAAGGTCAGATGACCAAGGCTAATCTGCGCCTCAAAGAACTTGAAAACCAACAAGAACAGGCGATTCTTGAAGCGAAGATTAAGGCTGCGACAGACCCGGCGATTAAAGCAACGCTCCAGTTTGAGTTAGACAAGCTTGAAGCCATTCAAGGGCAAATCAAGGCGCAAGGAAAGGCTGCTGGACTCGCACAATCGTATGCAAAGACGCTCACTGGCGTATCCGCTGACTGGCGCTCTGGGCTTTTCGGGGCATTCTTAGACGGTG